GTTGTCTCTTGTATGCTTCCCATTATAATAGTATATCGGTCAACCCGTCAAGGCCACATGAGGCAAATCCAGAAAATTTTTTAGAAAGTTTTAGGGGTTTATTCGTTTACGGGACGGCCCCCCTCCGCTGGGTGGTATGTGCGGGGTGGTTTAGACGAAATTGACCAAAATTATTTAAAATGTCTTAGCTAATCCTACCAGACTCACCCTATTTGTTCTCTGAGTTTTTCAAATGTAGAATCGCTCGCGCCAAATTGCTTATATTGTCTCCTAAAGCACCTATAGCACGGTTACAAGGATGACACAGCCAGCCCCTAGCCGCACCTGTTTCATGATCATGATCCAAAGCCCACAGTGACTTTTGTTCCGTCTTCTCGCGCAGTTCCACCTCGCCCCTAAGACAAACAGGGCAACGATACCCGTCTGGAACTTCTCCATATGTTTTTTTCAACTCTCTTCTTTGTTTTGCTAATTTTCTATCACACTCTTTACAATGTGCCCGGCGCTTGGGAGGCACTGTGGCATGTTTGACCATAATTGGATAATCTTCAATTGTTTTTATTTCACCACACTTAATGCATCTTTTTTCCTGATTTTCCATAAACTGCTCCACATAAAACACATTTGAATTTTGTTTCACTTATCATTTTTGCTACGTGTGTTCCGCACTTGCAATGAGGCGGCCCGGAAACGATCCTTGGCACGAAAGGCGGCTTCTTCTTTCTCTTTTTCACTCATAGTCCTCCAGTTAGATATTTCACTTTTTGTTCTGCCGCAACCACTACATATTTGTTGTCGATTTAAAGCACAGTGTCTTGTACAGGGCGAGTCAACCATTCCACATAGCTCCTTTTGATAAATTTTCTTCTGCCCACAAGGGTTGTAAATTCTTATAATTGAAACATTCTAGCTGCTGATCTGGGTCTGTCAAGTCAAAACTAGAAATGGGCCTGATATGATCTATGTGCCAGCCTTCAAAGCCGTAATTTTCCCAATTCATACCTTCTTTAAATTGAGATTCCAGATGTTGCTTTAGCTCTTTTGCGGTGCAGCCAATGTATTTAAGTGTTGTGTGGCATTTGTCTATGTTTTTTCTTCTAAGGGCTTGCTTTACTCTCTCTGCCTGCCGCTTTCTTATTCTTTGTTCAGGTTTGGATTTAAACTTATTATTAGATTCCTTGCCCCTTTCGGTATGCCTGTATTCAGTTTGCCACTTTTTCCTGCGTTCCTTGTTTTTTTGATAATAGTCAACATAGTATTGTTTTTTGTCTTGATATGTTTCTTTGTGTCTTTTGGCGCTGATTTCTTTCAGACAGGCTATGCATCTTGACTCAACTCTTTCTCTATGCGATGGATAAAATTCTTCCTTGGTTTTTGTTTGCTCGCAGACTCTACAATACATGCAACCTTCTGGAACTTCAAGCTTTGGCTTGGGCTTTCTTAATGCCCTTACCCTTGCGTTGTATTGTCTTTGGTCAAAGTTGTGACATTCTTTACACCTAGATTTCCGTTTGTTTTGTTTCTTGTTTTGCCACGAAAAGAGTTCTATACTTTTCTCGCATTCACATTTAGCGCATTTCTTTGTTTCCATAGTTAATCCTTATGTTCTGTATGTCCGTACCCCCAGCTTTTATCCTACCAAGCAAGTACCGCTTGACAGAATATGGGATGCTTATCAGTGAGCCACCAACCAGACGCTTGCTTTGGGGTTTGGGTGAGAGCTGTGAACTCACGACCTTTAACAATCGTTATGCTAAAAATCTTTCATTGCTGAAACCAGTCGTCTGCCAAATGTGTTAGGCACGGGTAATACCTACTTCCAACTCCTGACCATCATAATAATTTTTGCATCTGGCTTTCGCCGTCCATACGCCACGAACAGGACAAATATTTTTACGTGACAGCGTTATACTTGATTATTAAGTCTAAACATCCTCTACACTAGTATAGTCTGAAAAACATATACATGCCTAAAAATTGTTGATTTTGCCCTAATTTGTGTATAAACCTTGGAATTTGGCTATCACATATAGTAAACACTCGTTGGAGAAATTTATGAAAGAAGAAATAGAGTCTCGTTTAGAGACCAAAGCTACGGCAGCGTTGCAAAAAGAAATAGAGCAAGAATTGGAAATTAAAGGTGGTGAGAAATCTGTAGCTTCTTTACTTGAAACCCAAGAAAAAAAGGAAGAGGATCTTGAAACTACCGGAGAATGTGACTGAACAGGATTTTGTTGATATTGTTCAGAAGATTGCAAGAAGAATATCTCATAGATACGTATTTACCTCTTATGAGCCTTGTGACATAGAGCAGGAGGCGTTCTTGATAGCGGTCGAGGGTCTAGAGAGATATGACAGCTCAAAGCCCTTAGAGAACTTTCTGTACGTCCATATAAACAATAGACTTAAAAACTTAAAGCGGAAAGTATACTACAGAATTGAGACAGGCGAAGCTCAAAAAATACAGGATGTAAAAGCATATCCTTGAGGCGGTAGACATAGACTCTACACAAAGCTCTTCTTCTGAGTGTATCTCTTCTGAGGCTAACATAAAAGAAATTCTTGACCTTATAGACGAAAAACTTCCTTCTAGTTTAAGAGGGGATTATCTAAGGTTGAAAAACAAAGGCAAGATAACAAAGGCCAGAAAGCAAAAGATCACCAAGACAATAGATAATATAATAGGCGATTATTTCAATATGGGGGATTTCGATGAAGAAGGGTAGGTTCTCTAACGAAGAGATGGAATTTATCGAGCAGAACTGCGAGGTTCTTTCTCCAGACTCTATAGCTCAGTCTTTGGATCGTAGTCCAGAATCTATAAAGGACTGGATTGCCAAGAAGGTGGGATTCTCACCAACTCAGAAAAAAGAAGCGGCTGTAGCTAACGAGCTAAAAAGTAAGCCGTACTACAGAGAGTTAAACAATCAATTTTCTCCAGAAGAGCTTGAAATGTTTGAGTTTCACTTCAAAAAGATGTGGAGCCAATTTAAAGACGATGTGTTTCATACAGAAGAAATGCAGATAATTGACACAATCAAACTTGAAATCTTGATGAACAGGATTCTAAAAGCTCAACAAGAAAACCAACAGGAGATAGCCGCGAGCGAGCGGATCGTAAGAAACGAAAAGTCTAGAGATCCAGACCAAAGAGACGTAGACTTAATTGTCGGTATGGAGCGACAGGTAGCCATTATAAGAGCTTCACAAGAAACATTGAGCAAGGACTACAAGGATCTTCAAACTCGCAAGGCGACGATGCTAAAGGACTTGAAAGGCACAAGAGAACAAAGAATCAAAGCTATTGAAGATTCTAAGCAAACTTTCGCGTCTTTAGTGAAACAACTAGCAACCGATACAGAATTTAGAACATCTATCGGGATAGAAATGGAGAAAATGAGACTAGCAGCAGAAAAAGAGAAAGAACGACTTTCTGATTACCATACATACGAAGACGAAACAGTAGACCAGCCGTTCTTAACACCGGAAACACTAATAAAAGAGAGCGAGGAGTAGGAAATGAAAAAAGCAATTATTTTTGGAATTACAGGACAAGACGGAAGCTATCTCGCAGAACTCTTACTAGAGAAAGGGTATGAAGTAGTTGGTATAACTAGGAGAGTTAGTGTACCAACCCTAAATCGAATTACTCATATCTTGCCCCAAATTAAAATAATCGAAGGAGACATTACGGATGCATTTAGTGTTAGTAATGTAATCAAAGAAGAAGATCCTGACGAGATTTATAATCTTGCTGCGCAATCTCACGTTGGAACGAGTTTCAAACAGCCAAGCCTGACTTGGGATGTAACCGCTGGTGGAGTACTGAATATTTTAGAGGCAATAAGATATTCAGGCAAAAAAGACCAAATTCGCTTTTATCAAGCCAGTAGTAGCGAGATGTTTGGGAAAAATTTCACAGAAAAGAAGGTTTTAACAAAGTCTTTAGAAAATGTTTTAGGTACTGTTACTCTTGATGAAGTATATTCTGATTCTGTATGTGATTCTGAAAAATATCAAGACGAGAAAACACCATTTGCTCCCCAGAGTCCATATGCTATCGCAAAACTAGCGGCCCATCACCTTGTGCGTAATTATCGCGACAGTTATGGGATTTTTGCTTGTAGTGGGATTTTGTTCAATCATGAAAGCGAAAGACGAGGCGAGAAGTTTGTAACTCGTAAGATTACTAGGTGGATTGGTGAGTTTAAGAACTGGGCTAGGAGTACAGGATTTACAGGCAATCCCCCAAATGGAAACGATCTTCTTTTAGCTCTCGACAATTCAACATTTCCCAAGCTTCGTCTAGGCAATCTAGACGCAAAACGAGACTGGGGCCATGCAGAGGACTATGTGCGGGGTATGTGGCAGATGGTACAACATGAGACACCAGATGACTACGTGGTGGCTACAGGCGAGACTTATTCCGTTAGACAGTTCCTAGACGTAGCCTTCAAGCATATAGAAATTGACGATTGGGACAGCCTTGTGGTAATTGACCCAAAATTTTACCGTCCAGCAGAAGTGGACTATTTATTGGGAATACCAGCAAAAGCAAAGCGAGTATTGGGCTGGGAACCCCAGATTTCATTTAAACAACTGGTAGAAAGAATGGTAAATAGCGATGTCGAAGAGGCGAGACTACAACGATCCGATTTACAAAGAGTTTAGGCTAAAAGTTTTAAAAAGAGACAAATATACCTGTCAAATGTGTAAAAAGAAAGGGAAGCGGGTAAGGTTAAATGTTCATCATATAATGAAATGGTCTTCCGCTGCTTCCTTGAGGTACGATACTGATAACGGAATAACGCTATGTAGTACGTGTCACAAATCCGTTACAGGAAAAGAGTCTCATTACGTCTCATATTTTTCTCAAATAATCAACAGAAAGAAAAAATAATGTTCAAAAAAGAAGACAGTGCAAAAAACAAAGAAGTAAAAAAAGAAGCTGCGTCCGAAATATTTATAGAGGTTCCAAAACCTGAACCTAAAAAAGAGGCTCCACAAGAGCATATTAAAAAGTCAGATATTGAAGACTTTGTAAAATCTGCAAAAGCCCTTTCAGAAGAAGATATAAAAAATGGAGAGGTTGTTGTTATCAAAGATTGTCCTATATGCTGTGTAGATGAAATAGGCTCTAATTTCAGAGGCTGTCACTACAAGCCAGCAATGGTGGGCGGAGATCTTGTATATCCAGCATGAAAAAAATTCCAAACTACAAAGTAATCAAAGACACAAGAGAGCAAGACGGATGGTTTTTCTCTCCGTATGATAAATGTTCTGGCATGGAGGTCGGAACGCTACATACGGGCGACTATACCCTTGAAGGGTTTGAGGACATTATATGCATAGAGAGAAAAGCTTCTGTGTCTGAAATTGCTATGAATCTAGGAAAAAAGAAAAAAGCTTTTCATAACGAGATAGAAAGAATGAGAGATTTTCAGTTTCGATATATACTCTTAGAATTTTCTGCTTCGGATTTGATAAATTACCCATTAAGCTTGTTGAAATCGGAAGAGGATAAGGAGCTATACAGGCTTTACAAGGAAGACAATGCCAAGCTTCCTAACTACAAAAGATTCAGTGTGGTAAGACAAACTAAAATAACAGGAAGGTATCTCCTAAAAGCTCTTATGGAAATATCTCTTCACTACGATGTAAATGTTATGTTTTGTGACAATAAGCATAATGCGTTCATGATATGTAACAGTATATTTAAAAGACTGAACGAGTCGTTCCACAAGGAGCAGTAATGTCAAATACAAGAGATACCATTGGAGAAATACATAATTACGGAATTGACGTTAAGAATAGGGAGATCTATTTACATTCCGCTAAAGATGGAGGAGAAGATGATCCCGGCGTAGATTACCGGATGGCTATAAATTTTGTAAAAAACATAAGACATCTAGACTCGTTAAACAACGAAGAAATAAGAATAAACATGCAAAGTATTGGCGGATCTTGGGCCGCAGGAACATCTATATACGATGCTATCGCTTCTTGCAAGTCTTATGTCACTATTGTCGTATATGGACAGGCTGAGTCTATGAGTGGTATAATACTACAGTCGGCTGACAATAGGGTGATGTCGCCCAGTTCTCACTTTATGGCACACTTCGGATCTACAGACTGTAGCGGAGACTACCAAAGCTCTCAAAACTGGGCAGAGCTTGATAAGCATAACCTAGAACTAATGTTGAATACATTTAGTGGAAAATGCGTGGAGACAGGAGAGTTCTTTAAAGAAAGAGGTTATAATTTTTCAAAAACTAAACAGTATATAAAAAGAAAAATGAAAGACGGAGATTGGTATCTAACTGCAACTGATGCGGTACATTTTGGATTTGCGGACGGGGTATCACGATGAAAAATTTTCAAAGGCAGATAGACGATGCTTGGCTAGGCATCAACGTTGACGAAAACATGCTATTTAATCCTATGGATTTTGTCATGGGTGACGATAACGAAGAACTAATAAAAAGACTTTCTTGGCTAATGATGAGGCCGGAATATTTTAGCTTTGCGTGTAAGCACGTTCTGAATATAGAGCTTGGTCCTTTTCAAGCTGTTTTACTAGAAGAGATGTGGAAAAGAAAGTTTCCCATGCTTATAGGTAGTCGTGGTATGGGTAAATCTTTTATACTAGCTTTATATTCTATTCTAAGGGCGCTGTTCATGCCAAGAAGAAAGATTATAATAGTTGGTGCTGCGTTCCGCCAGTCAAAAGTTCTGTTTGAGTATATGGATACAATATGGAAAAACGCTCCGGTTTTGAGAGACTTATGCTCCAGCAATAGCGGTCCTAGAAGAGACGTAGACCGCTGCGTCATGCACATAGGTCATAGCACAATAACTGCACTCCCGCTGGGCGACGGTAGCAAAATTAGAGGCCAGAGAGCAAATGATATTATTGCAGACGAATTTGCATCTATACCTAGAGACATATTTGAAAACGTTGTCGCTGGTTTTGCCGCAGTAGCGTCTTCTCCCATAGAAAAGACAAAACAAAAAGCTAAAGAGGCTATGGCTAAAAAGCTAGGAGTGCCTTTACCATCTTCAAAGAAAGAAAACGCAGTAGATATGTCAAACCAGATCATACTAAGCGGTACTGCTTATTACGATTTTAATCATTTTTCTGAGTATCATAAAAGATATCATTCAATTGTCAGTAGTGGTGGAAGCGAGAGAAAACTAGAAGAAGTATTCAATGGTTCCGTTCCTCTTGACTTTGATTGGACTAATTATTCTGTGATTCGTATGCCTGTAGATAAACTACCATTAGGCTTTATGGATGCTGGTCAAATTGGCAGAGCGAAAGCCACTGTTCATACCGGTATTTACCAGATGGAATACGGGGCAATATTTACGACTGACAGCCAAGGTTTTTTTAAGCGTAGTCTTATCGAGGGATGTACAACCTCTCCTACAGAACCAGTAAAGATGCCGTCTGGAGAAGTTTTCTTTGAGGCTTGTTTGAAGGGAGACCCTTCTAAAAGATACGTCTTTGGTGTTGACCCCGCCTCAGAGGTAGACAACTTTAGTATTGTTGTTATGGAAGTAAATAAAGACCACAGAAGAGTAGTTCATTGTTGGACAACTACTAGAAAATCTCATAAAGAATTACTAAAGTCTAGAATGGTAGATGAAGACGATTTCTATTCTTTCTGCGCAAAAAAGATAAGGCAGTTGATGAAGGTCTTTCCTTGTAGCGAAGTGGCTATGGATGCTCAGGGTGGCGGTATAGCGGTAATGGAAGCTCTACATGATAAGGATAAGATTCCAGACGGAGAGGTTGCTATTTGGCCCGTGATAGAGGAGAAGGCGAAGGATACAGACGACTATCCTGGTTTACACATCCTCAAGATGTGCCAGTTTGCTAAATATGATTGGCTAGCAGAAGCTAATCATGGATTAAGAAAAGATTTTGAAGACAAAATTGTTCTTTTTCCATATTTTGACTCTGTTAGCTTAGGACTCGCTCTTGAGGTGGATAAGTCTATAGGTAGAAAGTATGACACTTTAGAAGATTGTGTTATGGAGATAGAAGAATTAAAGGATGAGCTTTCTATGATAGTTATGACTCAAACAGGATCGGGTAGAGAGAGATGGGATACCCCAGAAGTAAAGACTGGGGCAGGAAGAAAGAATAGACTCAGAAAAGACAGATATTCTTCATTGATAATGGCTAACATGTCCGCTAGGAACTATCAAGAAAAAGAAGAAATAGAATTTATAGCTGGAGGATTTGCTTCCCAATCCGGTTCTAAATTTGACAAGCCAGAGAAAATGTACGGAGGACCGGCTTGGTTTTGTGAAAAAATTCAAGATATCTATTAAATTGTGTATAGTAGTATTAACGGTCCAACTGTCAATACCATTGAGGAATTTAGATGTCTGAAAATAAAAAAGAAAACGAAGAATCTGGCCTTTACCTAACTTGGGACACCGAATCCCAAAAAGAAAAGGCTTATCGTTCTACTTCTGATAATATTGATTCCTATGATGGGATACAGAAGGCTGAGGCTCATTACGACAGAAGGACCACTTATTTAGATATAGAGCCTAATAAGTCAGTAAGGCCATCTTTCAACAGAACCGACTATAACGCTTTTCGTCCCGGTGAGTCTGTAGGACACAGACAAAAGCAGTTGATAGCTCAATGTATGCAGGCGTACTCTAGAGTTGGTATTATCAGAAACGTTATTGATCTAATGAGCGACTTTGCAACTCAGGGGCTTGTTCTTGTTCATCCTAACAAAACTATAGAAAAGTTTTACAGAAAATGGTGGGCAGAGGTTAACGGAAACGATAGATCCGAAAGATTTTTAAATTACTTATACAGAACTGGTAATGTTGCAGTAAGAAGAAGTACCGCAAAAATAAGCAAGAAGCATGAAAAAGAACTCAAGCGGTCAATAGCGGCAGATGTAAAAGTAAAAGACATAGATTTTTCAAAAAGAGAAATCCCTTGGATGTATGATTTTATCAATCCTTTATCTATAGATTTAAAGAACGCTAATTCTACCCTAGGCTCTAATCCAGAATTTGTTTTAAAGCTTTCAAATACCTCATACACATCTATTCTTTCTAACCACAATACATCTAACAGGAAATCTCTCCCCGACGATCTTTTGAAAAGACTAAGAAATGGCGAAAGAACCATCCCTCTACCACAAGAT